CTGGACCAAACTGTGCGAAGAACGACGGTGCGTTCTTCCACGAGAACACCAGTGGCTGACGCAACGCGATTGATTCGGTGCTAGCCGTGGAGTGCATCACGCCAGATGAGCCAACGGATGTCCTGTCTGCAGAGGTTAGGCGTGCAATCCTGCTATCGGCCTTGATTGGAACAAACTTCTTCTTATTGCTGTCGTATTCGTAGCGGCTCTCAAGGTGTTCCTTGAATCCCTTTAGGACAGCCGCTCTGTCTTCGGTTGACGCATCGTCAAGAAGCCTGATAAACCGCGGTCCATCATATGCAACGGACTTTAGGTAGTCCTTGAATTTATCGGAAACATCCTGCATTACCAGGTTTCCAAAGACTTTATTGCCTAGGTCAGACGCAAGTGAAAGATCCTCGAATTGAGCCAGCAGCCCTGGCATTTCCTTTCGGACATATTTTGCCAAGGGAATAGCTGATTGCTCCAATCTAACTTGTGTCTGCATGGTGATGTTTTCAAACTGCTTGTCATCGGCACCAGTTGCAACAAGAGATGCTACACTGTCCAGGATAGCCATACGCTTACTATCCAGAACTGGTGTCTCGGTAGAGGCCCTGAATGGATCCCCCTCCGTTGGATGATATTGGGCAATCTGTTCCGCAATCACATGCAGTTCGGACTTACGTTCCTCCGACAGATTCGCATCGTTACTTGCGACCGCGTGGATCTTTGTTGCAAGCGTGTGCCTCCACTTCTGACTGCCAAGGGACATCGCTGAGAACGTCACTACCTGGTCGTTGGTCGGATCCCTTAGAAGATTGGTGAACGCATCCACGGTCTTCTCTGGAATATCGATTGGGAATTCCTTTCCTTCCTGCTGGTGTCTATCACCCCAGGTAAATGGAGTTCCGTCAGTCCCAACGGCAAATCTCTTTACAAACTTAGAGACGCTTTGCGCCAATGTTTCGGTACGATTCTCGGTTGCTGTTCTCTTGTAATCCGCAACCGCAGATTCCAGGAACATCGGACCATAGGAACTTGACATCAGCAGGTCATATGGAATGTTTGCATCTGCCGTTGGGTTGGCCTTTAGGAAGTCAAACATCTGATACCCAACGGAAAGACTGTCAGGAGCGACGGATATCTTGAATCCAGTATCTGCAAAAGCCGCCTCAACGGCATATCCTGCACTTGACATCTCGGTGGCTGTGACTGCCGTTACGCCCTTTCGAGCACTGTTCAGCAGCTGCCTGCCTTCCTGTTCCTTTGTCGGACCACCGCTGCCGCGACCACCAGATTTCTTGTCTGTTGGATCGGCTGCGTAGATTTGCTGCAGCTTTTCATTCACCTTGGTGAGCTGATCCGCTACCTTATACGCTTCGCGGGTCATCAACGGAACGGCATCTGGAGCAACAGCCGCTACCAGAGCCATTACAGTATCAACATCCTTTTGATCTGAGAAATCAAACTTAGAAATATCTATCTTATACTTTTTAAGGGTAGCACCCCATCGAGTATTGATATTCTCCATAAGTCTACGTCGATGCTGGGCTGCAATTTCATTTGCCTTTGCCCGTGCATCGTCAAATCCGATGCTACCATTCTTGAGTTGAGTCTCAAGGTCAACAATACTGGAAACGGCTAGGCTTGTGCTTCCCTCGAAGGATTCATTTCTTGCTTTTTCAGTGTTCCTCTGCATGGCAGACAAGGTTTCTGATGAAACCCTTACCTGATCGTTCTTCTCGGTTGCCAGGAACACGACGGTCTTCTTCATCTTTTCGATGAATGGATCATCTGCTCCCAGTTTCTGAAGATCTTCCATTCCTTCTGGAGTAAGCCATCTGGCCATTCCAGCATCGGACATCCTGTCGTTGAATACTTCGTCGGTAATCAGCTTTGCGTCATGAAGACCCCTATACACTTCCGCAATAGCAGCCGTGGATGCGGTCTTTAGCCTGACGATGTTGGTTGCAGCCTCCGCTACAACTGCATTGGGAACCTCAAGACCATTCTTGGTCATGTCAATGGCCTGCTGGTTCTGCTTTTCAGCGATCTCAAGATATGTATTTGCCGCATTCAGCTGTACCTGACCACGATCCCAGATAGCTTTTGGATTGAATCCCTTTTCACTGGAAAGAGCCTTCTGAAGCTGGGCCTGAGACTTGGCATACTCGCTTTGGACAAGTGCCTTTCGTTGAAATTCGCTTGGAGACCTAACGGTATCGTCCTCTGCAAACACATCGTCAGATCCCTTTAGTTCGGTCTTGTTGATTGTACGAAGCGTATCTTGATACTTGGTGGTTATATCCTGCTGTTCCTGAACCGTCTTTGCATTTGCAAAGTCGTAGTCGTACTTGCTGGCAATTGTCCGCAGTGCGGCAATGCTCTTGTCTTCCTGAACACCAGTAACAAGGAATTCCCTGTCAACCTCGAACTTTCCAAGGGCAGCGCGGGTTCCAGACCACATCTTCTGCCACACCAGTCCAGCTGGGGCTTCCTTGGACTTGGGATCAATCCCCATTACCGACGCAACATTACTCTGATAGCTCTCGAGTTCCCTGGTATAGCCGTCAATGTCGTTCATCTTCGAGAGGTGAGCAAGCTTTGATTGGGTTACCGAGGTAAGCTGGTCGATTGCACTTTGCTTTTCAGACGCAAACTGCTCGTGCTTCATCATGACATATTGAGTGCCAAGTTCCGCAGCAGCCTTGCCAATCGCTCCTAGATCGATTCCCTGGCCTACCGCTACCTTTGGCTCGGGCATGATTGTCCGAGCTTCCTGATACAGCATGGGGTTGGTAGGCTGTGCGACTACCTTTGGCCCCTCAAGTTGAATCAATTCATTAGCCATTCACTCCTCCGTATTTGGCATAGATCTCCATGCCATTCATTAGTTCGTCTTCTTCGGACATGTGTGGATTCCTTGCGGAGAGTCCCTCCATGCCAGCACTGAGCCCATCTCCGTTGATCATTCCAAGTAGGGAACCCCAGTCATCGATTGGCACGTTGCCGCTCTTCAGCATCTGGATTGCCGCGCCACCAGCCGCCCTGTTGTCCATGCTTCCAGTTTCCTTGCTGTTTGACAAGGCTGTCTGGATGGCTGGAATTACAAGCTTGTTGGCGATTCCAGACACCATGTCTGCTTCAGGTGAATCACCCGACAGCATGTTCTGGATTTCAGGTCTATCCAACATGGAATAGACTGGTTGGATCTGGCCTTGTTCATTCAGAAGACATACTCTTCCGTTGATGATCTGGGCTTCATCCAGCTTGTTCATCATCTCTAGTGCAATGAATTCCTGGGCATGTATCTCGGCTGGAACATCGATGTCCAGTTCTCCAAGATTCATGCTTTTCAGCTTCTTGTCCAACGCCATGGTATACATGGCTTGAGCCTTGGCTGAGTTCTGTGCCGACACCTTGCTTGATGTAATGGCCATCTCTGGAGCAAGTTCGCCTTGCATCCATGAAGGAGCCGACTGCATCGCGTTACGTAGATCGACTTCTCGAGACACTGGTTCACTGGAGATTCCAGACCTGATGTTGCTTCTGATGGCTTCGCGTGCCTGGGATGGATCCCCAGGATAGTTCTGTTCCGCATGGTTCCAGATGTCATCCGCTGTCTCGGATGTCGCAATCTTCTTGGCTTCAGTAGCCCAGTTGGACCATGCCGTAATTGGATCAGTATACGCTGCCTTGTACAAGTCAAGTCTTCCCTTGATCTTGGTTGTATCTGGTTTCTTTTTTTCAATTGGCTTGTTTGTCACTGGTTTTCCTGAAGCAAGTGCAAACAGCTTTGTAAGTTTATCTTGTGAAAGCATGTATTCCTACTTTAGAACAGTTTATTCTTATCGCCAAATTGACGGTACGCACTCACTCCAGCCGATACACCACCTAGCGCCGCTGTTGCAAGTCCAGTCATGAGCATTGCACTTGAGTTATCAACCACAACTGCCTTGCCTTGCAACAGTGTCTGCTGGTCTGGCTTGTTCAGGTTGCGCTGTGCAAGCATGTTGTCGTACTGTTGCTTGAGATCCACCTGCTGGTTTTCCCAATTTGTCCGTAGGATCTGGGAATTCTGGTGTTCATTCTCAGCTGCTTGCCTTAGGACCGCACGCGCAGATGCCGAATCAACCGACATTCCGCGTGAGGATACGGCACCCAGGAATTGAGCCGTGGTTGCCCTTGTGTTCTTGGACATGGTGGATGCCTGATTGGCAAACACTTTGCGTGAATACAGGGATCCTTGGGCCAGCATCCTGTTGGCACTGGCTTCAATCTGCTTGTTAGCCTCCATCTGCGCCTGCCACTGACGGAGGATATTTCTATTCTGGGCATCGTTCTGCCACTTGTTCTGAAAGTTCTGTTGACGCTGCTGCATCTCAGCTGCCATGGCCTGCGCCTTAGCCTGACCAGAGCCGCTGATTGCGGACATGATGCCGCTTGCTGCAGCCAGTCCACCAATTACTAGGGGCATGTTACCTCCTGTAGAAATTATTGATTACGGATTGTCGCTTTCGGTCGGTCTTTCCACCTTGACCGTAATAGCGATCTCCCATGAGAAGCTGGATACGGTTATTGCCCATCCAGTCCTTGACCATGTTCTTGTGATCCTTCTCCTGATTGCGCTGGACAAGACGGTCCTGATCGATGACCATCTCCTGCGACCAATGCCTGACGGCACTGGCTAGGATATCGATTCGGTCATCGTGCTTCAGGGCACCGCGTTTGTCCTGCATCCTTGTGAGCTGCATCTGGTTCTCCTTGTTGGAGATCACCTTTGCATCCATCACAAGCCGATGCTGCGCCATCACGGGTTCAAGGACATCCAGGATGCGCCGTTCCTTTGAACCGCTTACCCTGAACTCCTCGATTGATGTCTTGTTCTTGCATACGGTCAGCGATACTGGCCGCAATAGCGAGGCAAACATGCCATCGCCGTAGTTTGATTCGACGTATATGCGCCGTGCTCCGTGAAGATCCGCAAGTCTGCAGATCCTGGACAGGGTGGTCTGATCATAACCACCCTCGAATCCAGTCAGTTCCTTGCAAACAAGATAGCCATTCACAAACGACATGACGCATACCGCTGTCTCGTCGGCACCTCTGCCAGACGGGTCAACGAACATGATGGTCTCGGTATACTCCACCATTGTTGGTGAAGTCCACATGGGACCATAGCAGAAATCGTTGTTCAACCCGAATGATGGAAGCTTCAGAGGAGTTCCCCTGGCCCATGTCACCTTCTCGGGGAATACATCGGATGGCACATCCATCACGATCAGATCCTCGAGTCGCAGCGGAAACTTCGCTGCATCTGACATGGTAGGGTCAAGCAGATAGTGCAGGGCAAAGTGACGTGGACCGATCTTTGCCAACCGTTCCTCAAGCACATGCTGGGGGAATCGTTGCGGATCAACCGTGTGTCCTGGATCTACATCCAACGACATGATGTACTCATCCACGTTCTCAACCTGCGACTCGATCATTGGATCTGGCATGACGGCGGGAAACTTGATGATTGGATATGGCAGTCGTAGATAGATTGAATCAGTGCTTTGGTATGTACCAAGGAACAGGATTCGTCCGTGTGGAACTGGGTTGCGAATCTGCTCCAGTTCAGCCAACCGCTCAATCAGTCTTGATCTGGCAGTGGGGTTGTCGCTGTTCTTCTCGATCTCCACGTCATCCAGCAGAACATAGTCCGCGTGGCTACCCGTGATCTGACCAGTGACACCCTTGGCATAGCAGGATAGATCCTGTCCGATCTTACCGCGATTACCAACATTGAAGCCCCAAGCCGAATCCTTATCAAATTCCTTGGGCAACAGTTCTGCCATGTATGGTACTACGGTGAGGATCTGACGGACCTGGGAGATGAACTTGATTGCCCTGTCCGCTCCTGCCGAGATGACCAGTACCGTGGTATCTGGATCCCGTAGAAGCAGCCACGAAGCGTAGCAAGCCATGATGGTGGATTTACCAGCTCCGCGTCCAGCCTGAAGCTGAAAGTCTCTGGGTCCATTCTGAATCTTATCTGCAATGGCATACTGGAGTGGGCTTGGTTCGCCCAGTCCAAGATACTTGAAGCAGAAGAAGATGTGGTTTCTGAAGTCTTCAAGGACTTCCTGTGGTGCGTTCATTTATTTCCTTTCAGCAAATGGCAGTGCGTCGCATGCCAGTGCAAATTCTAAGTCTTGACCAAAGAAACAGCATGTGTTCCTCCTTTGAAAAAATCCCCCACAGGCCCATCGACCTGTGGGGGCGTAGCGAAATTCCATCGATGAATTGCCCGATGGTAGGCAGCCGTAATGTCCCATGAAATTTCTTCCATGGGCGGCAGCGTATATCCCCCATGCCAATCAAGGCATGTCTATGCGGGGATAGTTCCGTGATTATGCCTTCTTTAGTTTGAAGGGAACGATGGCCTCGAGTGTCTCGGCCTTGACTGGAATGGCGTTTGCCTCTGCAGCCTTGTTGTCGTTCACAACCCGTGCAACGACCTGATACAGACCAGGGCCGCGCTTCTCGGGATCCATGAGATCCTCGATGAGGCAGTCGATCAGCAGGTCATTGAGATCGTTGATTCGTGCCATTGATCACTTCTTGTTGAAAAGACCAAGTAGCTTGTTGAAAGGGATGACGTGACCAGCGATGTAGCCAGCAACGCCACAGATGACGCAGAACCATACGGTTCCAAGGAAAGATGAGAGATCTGCAAGAATCATTGTATTTCTTTCTGTTAGGTGTCTGGATCAGAGCTTGGCCATTCGCCAAGATACTGCATGATCCGCTTGTGAATTTCCCGATGCACCTTGTAGGAGAACGGGTAGGTTACCGATTGATAGACATATCCTCGGTCAATGTAATCGATCCACCACTCGGCGCAATCATCCATCATTGACTGGACATCTGCATCCGTGTATCTGGCATCGTAGGCGGTAAGAGCCTCATTTGATTCATCCATATATGGACACGGAAGAACAGAAGCAAGCAGATGTACTTCGGTCGTATTTGGATCAAACTTCCACTTGCGATTTGGATCGGCTCCATTGAAAGCGGTTCCCGATCCTCCCTGCCATGTTCCATTTCGGAACTGGGCAAGACCTTCATACATCTGGATGTACTTGGTGTAATGCTGCCAGCTGCCGCGATATGCGGAGTTGTTGTTATCTCCTTCAACACCAGCAACTCCGAATAGATCCAAATATTCCTCAGTGCCTACCACTGGATACGATATCTCTGGATTTGTACCACCATGTTTTACATTCCAGTTCCAGGGATGTCCTTCGACAAAATATGAGAATGGCCGATTGGCATATCTCTGACCAGAAGAAGATCCAAGATCCATATTGTTATATAGATTCTCAAGATATCTTCTCATGTTTGTCTTCTTCTGATTGTGAGTTGCAGGCATTTGAGCTAGATTTTGATAGATCCAATCACCCTTTTCGTAATTGAATGCATACAATCCAACATCTGCTCCAATGCCGCAGGCTCCAGCTTCAAACCACATTTTCCACTGATCCAGATAGGTTGCATGTGCTGCATCGTTTTCTGGATCGGGCATTTCAAATCCATGTCCAGTACTGATATCCTGGAAAGTCTGGTTATAGGCATCACTCATGATGGCAACATAATTCACAGCATGGTCTGGTGCTCCATTCAGGGTGGGAATTCCAAACCCCGTGTAGATGTACACTTCAACCTCGCTGCGCTTGTCGCCCATTGGAGTGACACCATCAAGACCCTTGTCATACCCATAGGCAGCATTTGATCCAAGCCATGTGCGGAGATGAACGTACCATTCGGCTGCTCGTCCTCCGCTGTAATAGCTCAGGGTATTGTACGGATCGGCTGGATTTGTCGAGTATGTCGGAAGCGTGTCTCCATTGTTCAGCGTAAGCCAGTTTGTGTAGAACGGATTGGCAAACCGCTGACCATCGTACAGGCGTTCCTGACTCTTGGTACCCATGCAATCCCAGATACCACCATAGGCTGGATATCCTTCGGCGGTTACAGCAATACAACCAGGCGGGGTATTGATGACGAATCTCTTGATTCCCCGCTCATAGTGATACTGCATTGTTCGGATGATCTGCTGAACTCCAATGTTTTCGTAAGTGCCAATACCAGCCAAACGAAGTCCAGTTCCCGTGTCAATTGTCTTGTACAGGGCCTCAGTCGACATGCCCCATCTTGTGTCGGTTCCTCCAAAAGCAATTGGAAGACCGATGTGAACAGCTGGTCTACGATCAACTGTAAATAGTGGGTTATTCATTCACCCTCCTTATGTTTTGCCATCAGCAGGGTGAGTGTCTGCAGTTGGTTTCTTAGTTCATGTATGTTTCTATCAAGTCGATCAATTCGTTCCTTGATGGCGTCCTTTTCGATTTCAGAAACTTTTTCGTATGAAGCAATATGCGATTCAAGTCTTGTTTCGATGGCTGAACACCTTTTACCAAGAATCCATGTTGAATATACAGCTGAACCAACCACTGAAATTACCATTGAAATAGTGTTAAAATCCATTAGTATTGGGTCTCCGCATAAATCTGTGAGACATCAAACGCAGGAGCAGATGAAGTGCTTGTGTTGTTTCCTCTGATTATTTGAACACCCAAACCTACGGTATTTCTTGGAAGATCGGTAGTAAGAGTTCCGCTGGTATTTGCACCAGTTGAGATGTTTGTTACTTCGTAGTAAATTGCGGTATCGTTTGGCTTTGCAAACAAAATCAATTCCATGAAACTGGTGTTATCAACTGGAAAGCTTGCACCAAGTGATGTCATTGTTGCAGTTCCAGTATTGTCATTTGAACCAATGGACCAAACGGTAGCACCATCAATTGCATATAGACCAACGGAATCTGCCAATGACTCTACATTGAATGAAGTGGTGTTGGCCATTGCCGTAAGTGTTGTGCTTAGACCAACAAATGCTTCTCCACCTGTGTTCAGCGTGGCATCGCTGATTGCAAACCTGAATAGAACATAGAAACCACCAAGAGAACCTGAGTTACCTCTCCAGCAGAATAGACCACTGTTTGGAGAACGCATCTGTGCCCAGGATTGAGCTGCTGATGTTGTAGCCACATATGCATGTCTTGTGATGGTTGACAGCAGGTTTGTTGTTGCAAAGTTCCTAGCTGTTATGGTTCCAACCGTTGTAAAGGCAGGAAAACCAAAGACACCAGCAACTGCGTTTGTGTTGGATGCGTTGTAGATTCTGACTTTGTTCTTTGCAAGGCATACCTGCAGGTTAGAAACAAACCCACTTTCATCCTTGAATGCAAGTTGTTCTCTATTAGCATATGTAATAGGGTACAACACAAGTTCATTTGATGATGGAGTTGATGGGGCAGAACCAGGTTTGATAAGCTTTAGGTTTCCACCAGCTTCAATAGCAACTTGAGAAGCACCTGCAATAACCAGATTTGAATCATTGAACTGAACTTGTCTATCAGAGCCACCAGGAGAGGCAGATCCTCCAGTATTATCCGTTCCAGGTTCCCAAACCGCACTGATGTTGTTCCACTTTAGAACCTGACCAGAGGTTGCTCCACCCTGTGCGATTCTGGCCAAAGCAAGAGAACCAGATGTAATATCCGAAGCACTGTGGGTATGGCTTGTTGAAGCCTTGCCAGCTAGGTCAGTTACAAGATTTGTAATATCAGACTGAGCATGGGTGTGGCTTGTTGAAGCCTTACCAGCTAGGTCGGTTACCAGATTGGTAATGTCCGACTGAGCATGGGTATGCGATGGAAGATCCGAACCAGTGGCAATACTAAGGACACCAGTTCCAGCTGTTGTGGTATTCTTCAAGATACCAGTGGCAAGGGATCCAAGTGACTGTTCGTTAGTAAGCGTTCCATCGGATGTCTGTACGATGTAGGTTGCTCCGACTGGAGCACCACCGCTTGCAGTGGCACTGATGGTCATGGTGCTTCCATCGATGACGATTCCAGAACCAGCCGTATAGTAGTCACCCACACCAGTATCATCGAATCCAACCAAACTATTGGTCGTTGATTGATTGCTTAGTTTCACTGGAGTAATCGAGCTGTTTGCCAGTTTGGCGTTGGTGACGGACAGTGCGGTTATTTCCGACGTTCCTACTGTGTTCAATGTTGCCAGCGTGCCGAAACCAGCCGTGGTCTTTGTCATGTTCTTCCATACACCAGTGGCATTGTCCCACGCAAGGAGATCCTTGTCGGCTGGTGTCGATGGAATACTGACGTTGTGCAGTTCGTTCAACTCGTATCCGTTGTCTATCTTGACGTAGATCCGTCCAGCTGAACCAGATGATGTTGACATGACCCAGCCAATAACAACACCGTGTGCTGGTGCGGTTGGACGGGTTCTTGTGAACTCTCCAGCCGTCTCGGACAACCACAGAAGGTCGCCATTTACAAGCGGTGTGTCGATTCCAGTCAGGTTGGTGAGTACACCCTGGGTTATGATGAACCCATCTGCGCTGTCTGCAATTGACTCGGCTGTTATACCTATGGTTGATGCCGATGTCGATTCATCGGTTGCATCTGCCAAGGCAACCGTAAGGTTGTCACCAAGCGATCCAGTGATCCTTACCACCTTGCCCTTGGCAATGGTGGATCCAGTATTGTTCCTGACCAGTTTCATCACCGCTTGATTGAGCGAAGAACTGTATGTTCCAGTAGTTACTGTTGCATCACTTATTGTTCCACCAGTGATGGCAACAGCCGAGGCATCCTGAGTGGCCATCGTCCCAAGGCCAAGTGTAGTTCTCATGGCCGAGGTGGATGTGTCATCCAGCAATGTCCGCGCCGTGGATGTCAGTGGGGTGGTCGTGAATGTATCCGAACCAGTTGCATAGATCACGGTATCAGCTGAAGTGGTTACACCTGCCAATGCAGTAAGGGTTGCATCCTGTGCTGGAACATCGATTACCATTGTATTTGCGGCTTCATCAAGGGTCAGTGTTGCCTGACCAGTAGCGGATGGAATCAGGGTTCTAGTGACCCCAGAGTCGGCATTCCACCATACGAGCCTGCTTGTTGCCTGTTGGGCTGGGGGTGGTTGAATGGAATTGTAGGAAAGTGTATAACCGCTCAGCCAGCCAGTTCTACTGATATTCACCCACTTTGAGGTTGCCACATTCCATGTAAGGATATCGTTGCCGACAATGCTGGTCAATACCACATCGGATAGTTCTGATAGGGCTGCCGATGTAGTCGTTGCCGTTTCCTTTGATGCAAGCATGACACCAGGTGTCACACATGAATCTTGAAGCAGACGAATTACCTCGAGACTGTTTGTCCTGACAACCGATGCCGTGGTAGAGGTTGCAAGGTGACGGACGTGAAGTCCAGTGTAGGCTGTTGTGGTGGCATCATTTGAACCATACAGGGTGTTCTCGGTCTCGGCCACGATGGCACCGTCGACATAGAACACGGCCTTGGTTCCCTGATCGCAGATCACAACCTGAAGGGTATGCTCGTCCGTGATAAGGAAGTCCGTATCAAATCCGAAGGTTTCCTCGTAGTAGATATCAGGTAGGGCATAGACATCGGGCTCATGCCATACCGCACATCTCCAGGTGTTCCCAGTTGGCGAGGTGATGAATCCGACCATTCTCTGCAGTGAACCACCCACATCAATCGGATCCCAACTTGCCTGTGCGTGGGTAATGAACGCACCGACGATGCAGTACATGTCGGTAGGATCCCAGGTATTGATCTGCCCGTTCCACTTGACGATCAGGTCGTTGTCGAGGCTGTCATAATCAGCCAGTGCACCTTGGTGAAGCCACCATCGGTCATTGTCCGCTCCACTTGTGGTGGTCAGCAGGTATCCATTGGTGTAGTCGAAGTACTCGGGGTGATTCTGTGAACCAGCTCCTATATTGCTGGTTCGCCATGTAAAATTCCCGTATGAGGTTCCATCCATGTACAGGTGTTCAAGGATATCGGTAGCTCCTGTAGCCGTTGCTGGTCCCCACGCAGATCCGTTCCATGTAAGAACCTGATTTGTCGTGGCTGAGCCCTGATTGATGTCGGTATAGGAGTGAGTGTGGCTTGAAGCAGCCTTACCTGCCAGATCAGATACCAGGTTGGTAATGTCTGATTGTGCGTGAGTGTGGCTTGAAGCAGCCTTGCCTGCTAGGTCAGACACCAGGTTGGTGATATCAGACTGGGCATGGGTATGGCTTTCTGGTACAGTGATGGTGAAGGTATTTGCCGTGTTGTCGTGAGACGCAGAGGCAAGACCAGCACCGTTAAGGGTGACTGTTCTTAGAAGACCAGTATCGTTATTCCACCAGATTAGCCTACCGCTTACCTGTTGTCCAGCTGCTAGTGTAGTTTGAGTAATGGAGTGAGAGTGAAAGTTAGCCAGTGATGATGCTGGTGTATTTATCCAATCAGAGGCTCCCTTGATCAGGATATCATTGATTGCTACTGAAGTAAGTGTGATATCATCAAGACCAGCAAGCGTGGTGCTGACTGTTCCTGGTGCCCACTCGGTACCATCAAAGATCAACGCCTGACCTGTAGTTGCGCCGCCATCATCAAGTGTATCAAGCGGAAGCAACCTATCGGCATTCAGCGTTGCGATTCCATTCGGTCCATCCAGCATGTCGTGGATAAGTTCATATCCAAGACCAACTGCACCATCCACGTAATTCTTGGTTGCCGCGTCAGTCATGACGGTTGGTTCGGCCAGATCCAATTCAGCTTGGGTAATGACGGGCATTCCCCAGGTCTGGTTTCCAAGAAGAACATATCCAGCCTGTGGATCGTTGGTGGCAAACAGCTCGTTCGGAAGCTTGCCATTGATATCCAGTCCAGCAATTCCCTGGGGTTGATTGCGTCTATCCAGGAAGTAGTTCTCGACCACGCCACCAGCAATCGGCTCGATTGTTCCAGTTGTGATGGTCCAATTTGAGTCTGGATCAATAACCGTGATTTCGTTCTTGGTACCCGCCGTTACTCCAGAGCCTCCACCACCTGTTGGTGCTGGTGCGTTTACCCACGCAGTTCCATTGAACTGCAGGATTTCCGTATTTGCTGGAGCAGTGAGAGTAACATTTGTGATATCCTCCAGGGCAAAGGTCTGCGCTGGAATATCGAGGTTTACCCATTGTTCCAGTCCAGCATCCCATGTGAGGACCTGTCCATCCTGCGGTGCTTCCACAGGGTAGTCGACATCGCCAAGCTGCTGCATGACAACGGTGCTCATCTTCAGCACACCGACAGGGACAAGATCCGCCCAGAAGTTCACACCATCGCCAATTCTGATTTCATTGGTCGTGGTGTCGTATCCGATTTCGCCATTGTCAAGGATGGTGGATGTTGCCGCCCATCCGACAGTGGTGTCTCTTCGGACCTGCATGACTTGACCAGCCGTGTCGGCGGAACCGCCATCCAGCGGTCCTTGGTCAATCTTTTGATTGATAAGCGTAACAAGTGTAGGATCAAGGGACCATGTTGCACCACTATCGGTTACAACAATGTCTCCCTTGTCTCCATCAGCTACCGTTCCGCTTCCAATCGGAGTGAGATCAAGCCATGCACTTGATCCATCTCCTACTCTGATCTCTTTGTTTGTAAGATCATACGAGATCTCTCCCAACGAGAGAGTCGGATTTACCGACTCCCAGCTTGCATAGGAGTCTCGTCTGATCTTGATGATGTCATAAGCCATCTAATTCTCCTATCATAGGGAGCTGTAGGCCCCGCCACCGTTTGCTGGAGTTGTTCCGCTATAGGCTGAATCACCTGCATCGATTTCGATTACATGATCTTCGGCTGCGAAACCGCCATCCAGTCCAGTGGTTGGAGGAGTTCCTCCACTCAGGCCCGTGATTGTTGTGATTTGACCACTTGAATAGACAACCACCAGATTGCCGTCACCGTTGACGTACATCCTGGAGATTGTGTTGCCATCCAGTTCAGGTGGTCGTGGTACTATCCGTTTGTAATTGGGCATCCGATGCAGACTCCTTTCGTTTCTTGAACGCAGAATCAAGCATTGGATCCTTCGCACGCATGAAGGCAATCGCCTCCCTGATGTCGGTCTTTCCACTAAGTGCCTCGTCAAGAAGCTTGGCTTGATCCTGCTTGTGTTCTGGAATCAATCCAAGGATCTTTCTGATTGCCGTTCCAACTCCCGTATACCACAGGAGAATTAGAATGGCAATCACGGCAAGGGAGATCATCACGATCTCAAGGGTGTTTGCCCACCAAGGTACAATATCCTTTACGCCCGAGGTCGCCTCGATGACTCCTTGGGCTTTCTCAATAATAGCGGTCTGTTCGAGAATCCCTTGATGGGATCTCTGCGAGATTTCCTCGAGTCTTGGGGGGACTGCTGACGCTGCTGAGATGATTCCTTCAAAGTGAGCCTTCGATTCTTGGGCGTGCGTGGTGATGTCGTTGCTGTTTCTCTGGATCTTCTCGACCGCCGAGCAGGAACACAAAAGCAACGGAAATAGAAATACAAGTTTCATGTCAGCCTCACGGTGCAATCGAGAAGGTGTATCTGATTGGTGAGTTACTGACGGTAAGATTGAATGCCGTGTTTTCAGCACCACCGTAATAGGCTACGGTAGCTCCACCGCTTGCCACTGGTGCACTGATTGCTGGGATGTGCAGGCTGGTGCTTGGAGGCAGCGTGATCTTGTGGATTGCCACCGCCAGTTCGGCACCACTGCGCTCACGCCGTGAGTAGAACTTCACGGTCTGGGTTGTGCTGTTGTTCTGCACCGTAATTCCCTTGCCAGCATCGGATCCCGTAGTCACGCTTGTGAATGACAGGTTGCCAAGGCTGTCTGGATTGACGTTGATGTTGTATGCGCCACCGCCAGAGTTGGCCTTGATCTGTCCATATACACAGGATGCCGCTACGAGCGCGGTCGTTGTGAATGTGCCAGATACGGATAGGTTTCCAGTGATGGTCGTGTTGCCTTCAACGGATAGTCCACCAAGATTATCCTTGTTCTTTGCCCGAATGGTGATGCCGCTCAGGGTGTTGGAGTTATTGAAGATCTTGATGTATCTTCCATCATCAGACATGTTGCAGCGAAGACGGAGATCATTGCTTGACGCACCGCCATCCGTTCCACTGCTGCAGGCAATACTGCTGTCCACATACACGATGCCGCCGAATGTCTTGGTACCGCTGATGGTTTGATCCGTATCGGTGGTTACCACAACCGTCTCTGCAGTAGTGCCAAGTGCGGAAAACTCAACGGGTACGGCAAAGGTGGCTTCCGTTGTTGACAGCGTCAGGGCGGTGGTTGCCGTACTTCCGCTGTCAGTTGGCTTGAATACCAGCGACTTGCTTACTCCCTGCCCACTCAGTGTTGCCGTGCTTGACAGGAAGATGTTGGTTGAGAATGTCTTTGCACCCGCCACCGTCTGGTTCGTGGTTAGATCCACGCCACCAGAACTGATGGTCCAAGTTGTTCCGTTCCATACATACAGGTTTGAATCAGTGGTGTTGTACCATAGCAGACCAGTATCGCTGGCGTTTGGGGTCGGGGTAATACCAGTATAGTAGATCCTACCAGCGGATGTGAGAACACCACGCTGATTGAACGAGTTGAGTACGGTGCCTCCGCTGTTCTTGATCTCGATGAAGTTGTTGGTCTGAGATACGTTTCCCGTGATGCTCAATGTCTTGTTGGTCAGGTTGTACTTAAGTCCAGTGGCTGGATTGAGTAGATTCTGTCCACCAGATCGTTCAAGATACACCACGGTCGTGTCAAAATCAGTTGAATTCTCAAGACTGACAGGACTCGAGTTGGTCACGGTCCATGCGTGGTTTGAGGCCGAGTATTCCCATTGCGTCACGCCATCGCTGTGGGTTGCCCCATCGGCTGGGCTATTTGGAAAGTTGATTGGCATTAGTATCCTTTAGATGGGAGCGGAGACATCGACCCAATAGCCGACCTCTCCATCTGTTGTCTCGTCACTTGAACCATATCTATCGTCTGGAACGTAGATGTACAGGCGACCATTGTTGGTATTCCACCACAACGACCCCCATCCAAACAGACCGTCACCACCGCTTGAACGGGTGGGAGCGGTAAGGCCACTGAAGAATGACGATGGAAGGAGTCCGATTGCGGATGGCAGCTGAGATGTGGGGATCTGGCCATTCTCATCCAGGGTTGCAATTCCATTGGGAGCACCCATGAGATCATCCAGGGTATCGTCCACATACGCCTTGGTTGCAGCATCCTGTGCTGCGGTTGGATCGGCTAGATTGACGATGTTGAATCCATCGGCATCCGCGTCCCTGACCATTGGAGTAAGGACTACATCGGCATCCTCGCGGTAGATCGCTCGGTTTGCCGTGTCCGTTACCTCCTGGATGAGACCAAGAAGGTGGTTTGTATTGAGATTCAGCTGGTCAGCCGTGATCCGTGAGCCAGTTGTCCATTGGACATAGGGCTCTGAAAGCACGTTGACGCGCTTGACTGTGATTGATTCCCCTCCACTGAGTGCTGGATACTCGACTTCCGAGTTGTCATCCATTGTGTACCGTGCAGTTGAGGGAATTGTGATTGCCGTAATTGTCCTATTGACCTCATCAAGAGTTAACCACTCCGACGATACCTGACCCATTCCACGGTATTCGGCAAGTGACAGGGGAGAACCATACAGGTCCTCGATGTCGTTTCTGAAGATCAACAGTTGTTCCTGCTGATCAACGCCTTCCACCATGGTCAGGGCGGCATAGGAAATCGGCAGCGAATATGTCGTATCCGTCGAGATTGTTACGGTCGTTTGATTCGTAGCCATGTATTACCTAATTGATGAATTCTTCTGATTGAAGACAGACTTGATCTCGATCTGCGTGATGTTGCAGGGAGACAGCTTGTCGTTTGTAATTGAGATGTCCACCTCATCGGAGAATCCGAAGATCTTTGCAGTGAACACACCGTCCGTGTCAATGACATCGGTTGTTTCCGTATCTGTTGCGGAGAACTCCGATACCAATGGATTGTTTCTGTTGCGCCTTGTGGCGATCACCTTGTAGTATCCAGTGTTCGAGTGTCGAACCTGCATTGTCTTCAGGTTCAGCACGCCCTCAACGATGTTGAAGTTCTGGTCCCGAAGGTACTGAGTGGATAGATCGATCCGCATTTCAAACGGAGTTCCAACCCAAACGCTCTTTCCGACATGTTCGGTGAGGTCGATGCCACTGAATGTGACACTGGTGCTTGATCCCTGTGGTAGAATTTCCGATGCCCTGAATACTGAATACGACAGTCCATCGAATTCATCCGACAAAACCACATAGCAGTCATCGGATGGAATGATGTATGGAACAATCAGTGAGGTTTCTACCGCCCGTGCCGAAGCATTGAGTGCGGTGATCTCCAGGAAACTCATGGAATCCAGCCGTGGAGTATTTGTATCCTGCTGTTCCAGTAGACCCTGCATGATGTACCATCCAGTCCGTCCCTCGACGGAACGCAGGACAACGGCATACAGGTATTCATCCCATGCCTTGATGCCTTTGATGCTATCGTATTCGGATAGGATGTATCTCCAGAAGGCGGATTGGGCTACCTTGTCGCCATCAAACCTTCCACAATATACATACAGGTGATTCTGCGCATCCGCGTCGACGCACATCAGGTAGTTCTGGGAGACCGCAACCGTTGCATCCTGATAAGATGACGGCAGGTATCCCCTGACACTATTCGATAGTTCGACGGCAGTGTTGAATTCGCGGCTATCCTGGTTCAGATAGATGTACAGCCGTTCCTTGTCGAAGAAGTACAGCTGACTTCCAAGTTGCATTGGATCGACCAGATCGGCGGTCGAGTAGAATGTGGTGCTCGAGACTTCCGCAGTAAGCGGAGAGATCAGGTTGTTGTCGCCCTTTAGCTCGAACTGAACTCCACCCTTGGTGTTGATGAACAGGTATTGGTTGTAAGGCAGCATTGCCGTGATCTCGGCATAGCTGTTGCTGCTGGCCCTGATGTCAATTGGGTCGGAAACGATCACATTGGATGGATCCTTGATCCACATATCCTCGATTACCCCAAGTTGGGATGAGAATACGACATCGCCAGATGCAATGAACAATCTGTCCCTGAAGTTTGCCATTGCGTTTAGCTTGACATGACGTGCTTCACCATCCGTAGTAAGGAACGGAGAAGGACCAGGATTGGTATTTCGATCCCCGACAGTCCGTGCTGCCCAGTCAATGGGCCTTACTGAGAAACTGCCGTTGTTAAACACGATCTTATGTGGCATTCTTGCCGAGTCAAGCACCGAGCAATAGTCTGGTGTCCGTACTTTCTGTGTATATGGTTTGCCTGTTCCAATATAGATGTCGAAACCATCGTCATATTCATTTCCCTCTGGGAATGAAATGATCCTGTAGTAGCCAGCATCTAGAGACAGGTACGGTGCATCGCAGTATACGACACGTCCCCTGCCATCGATGTAATCACCGTATGTCAGGTCGGAATCGTAGTACGATGCCAGCATTGTTCGGGCGGTTGTGTCGCTGGTTGTGCTGTTTGAGTTGTTTGCAAGCCAATCGTTGTTGTCAGGTGGAAACCGAAGTTCACCAAAGTTCCTGACGGATTGACCAAGCCATGGTTTTTCAAAATCACCATAGACAAAATCCTCGACTGGAACAAACTGAGCTGCCCAGTCGGCATCGAATTCCTCGCCATCACGCAGGACATAACCTTCATTATACATGCGTCCATCGGTTGTCTTCACGATCTTGGTGGTGGTATAATAGGTAATCTTGCCACCCTCTGAATCAACCTCGGTTGTGTTCAATCCATTCAATCCAACCTTCTTGCCGTTAGTACCGCTGGTGAATCCAGCATGTACCTCGGTATTCAGGAAGATGATGTTTGTTCCAATCTGAAGGGATCGCAGGTGTTCCCGTGCGGATGTATCTCCATAGCACAGGTACTCGCGTGTACTCTTGTCTACCACTCCCTGCGCAAGGATGATGTTGTATTTCTCCAGCAGGGTATCGTCGCTTTCGTATGCGGTGGCAAGGAGCAACAGTGGGTATCGATCATCGCTTTCATCAAACGATTCAATACCATCCCACTGGAGACTTGCATCCGTTGGATCCCATTGCGATGCGGGAGTATAATCTTCCCACGAATCCTCATCGATCTTGATGGCATACATCACCTTATCCGTAGATCTGGTGGCATTCTTATCGATGATCACAAGGTATCTATTGGCTCGGTCAAGCTGAAACCATGTGAAATGGGGATCGACTGAGGCTGGAAGAAACGATAGGTCGTATGATCCTACCCCAGGAAGAATAGAGAATCCTGGTCTCTTTTCCACCGAACGCTCGAGCGATACAAGGCAATTGTCCAGGTTTTCAGCCTGATATGGACTACGCTTTGCAGCGGGTTGTCGTGATACGCCTCCGCTGAGTGTAAGGATCCTAAGCGTTCTATGCTCTGCCATCATCGACCTCCGTTGTTATATGGCCATCTGTTGGCCGCATCCATATTGTTCAGGATGTTCTTCTTTCTGTCGGTGATATTGTTTGCCCTTGACTTGATCCTACCCATCTGCTCGTCCATTGCAAGAACCTGATCAATTACCCTGTCTCCCTGGGTCAGCATCTGGTATCGACGCATTGCAGAGGCAAGGACTGATCTCTGGGTTGTGGTGTCAAGGTGCTCCCACTTAAGCAGGGCAATGATGGACACGGTGTATTCCTGATTAGAATCCCACTGCAGTGTTTCATCCGTGATGTTGTATAGCTTTGGTGGATTAGTTTCGGTTACCCGAGCTGTGATGATCTTATTGTCTGCATTGACGTGTCGGCTTTCAAGAGATGCCTCGATGATTCCGAGATAGTCATTGCTGGGGGAAACGAGCAGCAGGTGCCCGTTTGAATCTGGAGTTAGGATGCGTGAGAACTTATTCTCTGCAATGCCTCTTAGTTGTACTTCCTGACTGTATTGATCCAGTAGAAATTCTGCAATTCCAGTGTCGATGCCTGATGCCTCCTGTAGGTCGGCCACCAGGCTTTCCCCCGCAGACAGCATCATCATGTTTACTGCGTCTAACTTTGATAGATATCCCATGGATGATTCCTTTCTGTTTGGGGATAAAAAAAACCTCCTCCCCCCGTTAGGGAAGAGGAGGCTATACGACCGCAGCACGTAGCTACGGAAGAGATTGAGGATCACCGCAACCTTTCTGGCTAGAGTCTTTGCGAAATCAATCGAAAGAATCAGACTCCACTTACACCTATTGATTAGGCGTATGGGAAGGTGCCAGAAGCAGTTGGGATGCACTCGCGGGTCATGCCGAGACGGGTGCGGAGCATTGCACGGGCCATGCCTGCTTCGGCTCCACCAGTATTAGCAGCGTCGACCTGTGCAAAGACAGCGACAGCGGAGGTGAAGAGGAAGCCACCACCCTGACCCCATGTGGTATCGGCGTCGGTGTTCGCGGTGGTTGGACCAACGAGAACGGCAGCGAGTTCTGGGCGAAGAACACCAGTACCGCTGAGCATGGATGCGACGGTGAAGGTCGTGTTGCGACGGATGTCGTTTACGGTATCGACCTTGAGACCCTGCATCTTGAGGGATGCAACGCAGCCAGCCTGGAAGAGCAGACCAACAATACCAGCGTCATCGAATGGCAGATTGTAACGAGACTCACCAATGGTGTTGACATCGGCATCGAAGACGGGAAGGTGGTTGCTCTTGATGATCTTGACACCCATGTACTCGAGTGAGTCGGTGAGCTTGTTGAGACCCTGATTGAGGGACGCACCAAGACCGCCAGCTTCTGCAACACCGCCAAACATTGGCTGCATGTTGACCGCGTAGGTCGTGGAGCTGCCGCTGTAGACAATATCGGTGGAACGTGCAACGCCAAGGGCGCGGATGTCCTGGAAGGCGCGTGGGGTCACGGCGAGATACACGCCATCGGTTGGCGCGTTGATCTGCTGGAGGTAGACCATGAAGTCCTCGCAAGCCTGCAGGGCGGTGAGAGCAGCGGTTGCTCTGTTGGCCTGTGAGGCGGCTGGATCGATGATCGCACCAAGGTTCTTGAAGTTGGCCGAGATGAACACTGGGCCGCATGGAACAGCGCGTGGATCGTTGCTGGTGGTCGAGCTACCAGCAGCATCGGTACCTGACCAAGTGAGGTCTTCGCAAGCAGCGCGTGCGATGTACGCAGCGATCTGCTTGTCTCTCGCGTTGGCGAGGGTCATACCCGCCTGACGGGCGAGCTCCGAGCGGAACTCCCACTGAGAGACCATGAGGTCGATGTTGTCGATCTCGAAGTGCGCCGCAATTGGACGGGCATCGAGCTTGATTGCGATGGTGGTCGAAGTCGAATCACCGCCGTAGAGTTCCTGACCAGCCTGCCATGCAGTCTTCAGGGCCACGGTACCAGTGATTGGGAATTCCCACGCCACGCCACCAGTCAGGGTCTTGCTCGTGACGAGAGACTCGAACATGTTGGTGTGATCGTAGGCGTTGATGACCTCACCCGACCAGAGTGAGAGCCAGAGCTTTTCCGCACCAGCGGCAGCGCCTGCTGGGTGAGCGGTGAGTGATGAGCGGTATGCGAGATCGCCAGTTGCTAGATCTGGATATGCCATGTCTTATTGCCTTTCTTATTGCAGACCGTTGAAATTCGTCTGCAGCATCCGTGTTTCCACGGCTTGTCTAAACTTTGGATCCTTAGAAAAACGGGGATCGTTCCGTTCGGCATAGAACTCAGCCTTGCTGGTATACGGGAGGGTGTTGATGGTCGATGCCGATACCCCTACCTTCGTACCTCCAGCCTTTGGGGGTTCCTGTGCCGTGACCTTTGTAGCCTGAGCCGAATCATACTTTGCCTTCAAGCCAAGGAGGGTCATCTCCCATGAAGGTGTTGCAAGTGCGGCATTCACATTTGCCTGCTCGGTTGGAGACAGGTTCTTGCTAGCCCAATCAAAGACTCGGGCAAGGTTTTCCTTGCCTCCGACCTTGGTTGCGGCTTCCGCATATGCGTTTTGCAGACGGGCCTTCTGTCCCTGCATGAAGTCATCGATCACGAAGTCTGGTACATTGAGACGCTCACGAATACTTGAACGAGATTCCTCTGACAGATTGCCGTTCACCGTAAATTCGGTAGCGTACTTTGTCCATTCTTCCTGCGTCAATTCCTTCTTTACTGCCTGCGGAGCGGGTACCTCTTCCTTCTTTGCGGGGATCCGAAGTTCCTCTGGAATCGAAGGGGGTGGTTCCACCTTGGGTTGCTCCTGAGCCTTTGGTTCCACCACCTGAGGTGGTTGGGATACCTGCTGTTTCAGTTGTGCGATCTCCTGACGGGCCTTGGTATACTCGCCTTGCGCCGACTTGAGTGCATTGAACCAGTCACCGACACTCTTGAAGTTGTCTGGTACCTGGATCTGGTTTGCATTCACGTGGGTAGTGAAGGCGTGTAGCTCACGCGCCGTCTGTGGATCGACGGGTGCAGCCGCTGATTGTTCCCCACCTGGGGGAGTCGTTGGTGCTTGTTCTGACATTTGTTAGATTCCTGTGGTTGAGAATAGTGATGGACGGGTTGCTCCGTGAATCAACCATGCACCTCTACTTGTCGAGGGAATGGAAATGGTCACTGTCGAGTCACCAGTCACAATTGCCGATGTTCCACCAGTCCCTCCTGTAGGGGTTGGTGCAACTGTTAGTCTTGAAATGTACCGACCACGTAGTGGACCAGTAACGATCTTGGCCGTGGAGATGACTCCAGTGGCTGTAGCCTGAAGAGCTAGGGGAATCGATGGAGAGGCTGGATCCATTTCCACGTTGTTACATGGCCATAGGACACCATTCTTGGTCACTTCCTTGATTTCCCGAAGGACATCTCCAAGCTGACCAGAGTTTCCATAGTAGTTGAAATAGTGGAATGTACGGGCACCATGAAGTGCAGCGTGGTATACCATTTCATTCCAATATCGTTCATCAGATGGGTATTCACAGCTATCGTTAGCATCATCTGGTGGCCGTACCCATGGACAAATGGTTGTCATTGGATAGGCTACTGAGTTTTCCCAACACTTCTGTAGATCCAGGATGAATGCAAGATACGCATCACTGGCATATGCGGTGACTCCACCACCAGCAACCTGAACCGTATATAGATAATCATCCGTAGTTCCTGGCGTGGTTCTAAAACCAGCACCAGCAATGCCATCAATCTGACCGTAAAGAACTGGACTACCACGATACTTGGAGTGGGTGTGACCTAGTCCTCCAAATGCCTTGTGTCCGTTGTAATCCTTCAGGTGTTTCCAGTTTGCATAAGGAAGATTGTGAGATTCGTAGTTGTCATACGTACCTTCAAACCATTCCTTATCCATTGCGTACTTGAAGATGTGCTCTACTCGGTGGGTTTCAGTTACCTGTTTTAACATGGCCTGCCACGCCCAATAGGTATTAGGGGTCGACCATGGTGTCACCCATCCCGAAGAAGTGGTAACAGCAGTCCAGGGAGCCATGATTGTGGTGTATGCGGTGAATGATCCAGTGAGATCTTCATAATATTCCTCAAGCAGATCCTTCCATGTCAGTGATCTTACCAGATCACCGTGGTCCAGATCATCAAAGCGGGAATCCTGAACAATGGCCTTGATCAATCGGGCATCACCAGGTGCTTCCCACGCAGAATCAACAGCACCTGTTGTATTTCTTACAGAACCAATGGACCACGCCGCGTTGGCTGATTCCATGTCATCGGAAATAAACGAAAAGTGTGCATTGTTCTGTTCGCACGCATTGACGTATCTTTTGAAGAAATCCCGTGCCTGACGGGTCTGGGAATTTGTAGTGCTTCTATATTGAAACGGAGAATCCCAGTTTGCGCCAGCAATGGTTACTTTTGTTGTAGCGTAGTTTTTGGTGGTGTTGAAGTTCAACAGATCCCGTCCACCAACCCCATCATCCTGTAGGTATGACGGAAACAGTACGCGCCTTGACATTGGAATTGCCCTGAGTGCGGCAAAGGAATCGTTTACCTCGGATTCAAATGCCGTCTCAACGGTTGTAGCAGCATCGGAAGTAACCGAATCGGCTGCGCGCCTGCGCTCGGTTGCCGCCATACGAATGGCTGGTACGATTGCCTTATCCGTAGATAGCAAGTTGCTGTCTGTCCATGCGGTAGCCCACACGGTGAATGCGGAAGCATCTTCCCAGATGTAACCCTGATGGATATGAGTAGCTGGATTGTATGTAATCACTTCCATCAAAATCCCCCAATCTCGCTATAGGTATAAGCAAGGGTAAAAGTATCAAGCGTTGTTACGTTTGATGTGTTTGTTACCGTGATTGTAGAGGAGGAATTTAGAAGTGCTCCTGAGGAATCCATTGCCTTGAATCTTACGTATTCATTTGGCTTTACAATAAAAGTACTGTTGTTGTACAATCTTGTATAACCTGTTGCCGATGATGGAGGAACGGTGGTATTGGCAGCAACCGTAGTTGGAGACACATTTACCCATAGTTGAGTTGTTGTGCTTGGGTCGCTGAACAAAACCCTGAGTCCAATGTTTGTGTCAATTCCAGTAATCTGAACTTGAGCTGTTCCGTAGACATGGGAGTATTCCGCAATACCCATATCATAGGTAACAGCATGTGTAATGGTAGTCCAGTCAGCGGCGGCAGGGGTTACATCTCCAGTAAAGGTCAGATTGGTCGTAACCGTGGTGATCTGTCCTCTACGGGTGGCTGGATCCTTGCTGCCCAGTCTCATCAGAATTCCTTCTACGGCCTCCTGTGCATTGGCAAGCGTTGAATAACGCCCGACATACTGGTTCTTGTTCACAATCAAGTGAACGGGACCACTGCTTGGTTCCTGTAGATAGGTGATGTAGTGAACTGATCTGATGTTTAGGTTGTTTGCGCCAGCTGCGTTGAGGTTGCTCATTGAGGCATTCCTCCCATCAGTTGACTTGGATCAACACCCTGCATCATCTGTGCCGCGATCTCCTGTCCCTTGGGGGATTGGATGGCGGCTTGAGCCGCCTGACCAGCAGCACCTGCAATGCCCTGTCCAATCGCACCAGCGGTCTGCTGCTGCGTCTGCATCTGTGCCATCCTCATCTGCTCTTCCTGCATCTCCTCTGGATTCTTGACCCACTGACGTGGATCGAAGCCAAGACATGTGATGAGCTGGGAGGCATAGGCATCCCACTTGAAGGTCTGCACCGCATCGGGTGGCAGGTTTCTGACCATCTCGCCCATCTGCATGAGTTTCTGAAGGTCCGAGTCACGGCTCAACGCCTGTAGACCAGTGACAATCTTCAGGCTGATGGTTCCATCCTCCGCGAAGAACTGCTCTTCCAATGCTGGATCAAGGAGTTCCTGATCCAACATCTGGACAATGCATCTGTTGATGATTGGTTCCATCAGCGTTCGTGCGATGGATGAGAATGCGCCACCCAGAACTGTTTCCAGTTCCGAGCCGATCATTCGTACAGCCGTAGCCGTGACGCGATCTCCCGAAGGGATCGACTGTCCTGCCAATAGGAAGGCTTGTCCGATCTCCTGACGCATGTTCTGCACCGCAGCCGAAGCAGCCTGAACCTGTGGGTTCATAGTTGCAGCTGGGCTAATAGTGTAGACATCCGCCTGACGAGCCGCAACAAACGAACCGTTAGGCATCGACGCAATGTCATCGATTTCAGTGATACCACTTGGGTCGATTCCAATCCAGAAGGCGCTTGCACCAGCAAGTCCTTCGATCTGTGATTTGGTATAGGACTCGAGCGAACGGATATCACCAAGGATATCCTCGCAATGCGAACGTCCGTAGTTCTCACCTGGGATTGCATACCATCTGAGGACTGCAATCGGGGGTACAAGGTATGTTCCTTGGGATACCACCGTTCCATCGCCCTTTTCCTTGCGGTACTTCCATTGACCGTTGTCATTGGTATACTGGCAGTAGTGGGTGCAGAAGCCACGTCTGTGATCCGTCAGGGTTTCATCGTATCTGATGTCCTCGGGATCAATGGCTTCGTATTCCAGGTGAATGATCTCGATCACATCGCCCATTACATTTCGCTGGACAACGTACTGATCGAGCCTGTAGTTTGTAAATAGGAAATCGTCATCCATCACAAGCAGAACATCACCAGTGATGATGAGGTTCTGCAGTGCCTGATAGACGGCTTCGCGTAGGTTTGTCGAGACAAGCTTGCGATAGACCTGGTATGCCAGACCCTCCAGATACTGTTCCAATTCAAATGGCATGGATGAACCATCCTTCAGGGAGAACCTGAAGAATGGGGCATCATTCAGTGGAATCAGTGCCGATAGCATCCGTGATGCAAGGGCTGTCACGCCCCTGCTGGTCACGGATGAATACGGTTGAGGCAGTGCCATTCCTTCTGTCCACCCCAGGGGTGGAAGAATCGATGGAATGGATACCTCGGAACAATATCTAGCCCGCTGAAGCTTGCTTGAACGGTTTCCGTCGAGAAGCCTGAAGCGGTCTTGTAGTTTCACTTGGGCTTCTCGCTAAGGTTTGGGTTGGTGTTCACGACACCTCGGCCAAGTGCATCGTAGAAGGATACCTTTGTCATCGATGACTTCTCCTTGGTCTGCTTTGCCTTCTCTTCATCAATGATGGCCTGCTCGGCCTTGTTGATGTCGGCAAGACGCTTGGCTTCCTCGGCGGCAATTCGATTTCTTTCATCGATTGCAGCCTGTTCCCTGCGTTTTTCATCCTCGAGCATCTGTGCTCGTCTCTTGTCTTCTTCCTGCTGTTGGTATGTACGCTCCTCAGCCAAGAGGTCGCGTTGCTCCTGTGCGGTCATACCAGCAGAAATACTAGGTGCACCCATAGGTGTCTCCTTACTTTGGTTTCTCGGTGTATGTAGCACCACGATATGCCGCTGCCTGTCCACCAGCCAAGGCTTCCTGCTGTTGCTTCAGGAATTCCTTGCGTCGGCGTTCATTGTCAATTGCAAGCTGTGCGTTGTATTCGTCGTACATCTTCTGATACTTTTTATGCTCTTCTCCAGCAAAGTCGTATTCAGATTTATTCTTTTGATATTCCTCAATTACCCGTCCAACACGACCAGGCATCATTCTACCCTGCGAAGTTGAATACCATTGCTGAGTCCGTAGGATATCGTTTAGATCTCTCATGGTTCCATCTGGATTCAGGAAGTTTCGTACCTTGAATTTCTTTCCTTCGTAAGTATACCATTCCTCACCGCGCTGTTTGGCTGCGGTTACAATGTCATTGATGGCCATCAGTTTCTGGTATGACTCTTGATATGTTGGCTCAAGATCCTGATAGGCTTTGAGGTTGGCATCCGCGGTTTCCTTGTAGTAGGTGGAAAGATATCCACCAGTCTCAGGAGTAAAGGTCTGCCTGCGGATCTCTGCCATCTTCCTGTAGTATTCGGATTGCGCGTTATCCACGGTTCTTCTCCTGATTTCTTACCACACCCTCGAGCCAAGTGATCAGCTCCATGACACGTGCATGCGATGCAAGGTCCCTGACAAGCTGTTCATTTGTCTTGGATGGATCGTAGGTGACTGGTGCCACCTTATCCTTGAGGATTGGGATCCACTTCGGATCCAGGTAGGGATGCTTCGAGTTCATTGATGCGCTCCACGATCTTGTTCATGTAGTTCCAGATCTCACCCTGGACCTTGAAGAGCTGGAGGACAAGCCGTCCATACTCCGCGTCGGTCATCGGCAGGGACTTCTCCAGCTTTACCCGTAGACGCTCATCTAGGTTTAGTTCAAATGATAGTGCAGCCCCCTGCAGTGCAAGCGGGTTCGTGGCTGGCTTTTGTCTGATCTTCTTGTTCATAGTTGCTGAGTTGGGTGAAGTCCACAGAAACCTGCGGGAACTTCTCATACTCCTCCTGTGTAATCTCCTCGAAGGGAGCTTGCTGATATGTGTGGTCTGACTTGGGTAGGAACGATACGCCTGAGATGCAGTCGAATTGCTGGTAGACCAACGATCCAAGAGTCAGGAACTCATCGTCCGTGTAGTTGATTGTGACTGAGGGCTTGTGCTCACAGTAGTAGTCTGCGTACACACGCCATAGGATCAGATGCGTCTGTGCATCGAGATCCTTGTTTGTGATTGAATCGGTCGGTGCTGCCATCGGGAAGGAGAACACAGCCGTACTGGCTGGATTCATCACGCAGTCCTCGCAAGGCACGCCCTGATCCTTCATTAGCCTGTACAGTGGATCGCTCTTGGCGAGTCTCACGCGGCGAATGTAGTAGGGGGCATACTGAGGGTGCAGTCCTGAGGCACATCCTGCTAGGCAGGAGGTGGTACCCTCTGGCTTGACGCAGGTGATGGCGGCTGAAGCTGGGATGCCAAGCTTCTCAGCCCATTCCTTGTTGATGTCTTCTGTTGCAAGACGGATGTCCTGCAGGAACTTGATCAACTTGGTTGGTGAGTTGCGACCTGAAGTCAGGTTATTGTCCCAGATGCCAGTCATGCTGACACCAAGCAGGCGTTCCTCGTTGCAGTTGTCCCGCCACTGGTTGCGCAGGTACGGGAAATAAGTGAACTTGGACTGGATTGTACCAAGGATTGTTGCCTGTTCGATCTTGCGTCGAATGGTTCGCTCTGTATCCCATGGCTTGATGACCACAGTAGATAGATTGCAGAACTGCATGGGACGCAGGATGATCTCAGAGCATGGATTGGTGCCAAGCTGGCACCCTAGTGGTACCTCACGGTTATGACGTGAGCAGATGTTGTTCAATGCCTCTCGATTCAGGATGCCACGCTCACCGCTGTACGAGTTGTACAGACTTGACCACTCCTCAAGGAAGCGGCCAAGGGTTGGCTTGGATCCATAGACTGCTGAGTTGTTGGCAAGCGAACGGTAGGCATGGTTCTCGAACCAGTTGCCCGACTTGCAGGTAGCCATCTCCTTGTCATCAAGGTCGGACAGGCTGATCATTGCTGATCGTCTGACACCACCTACAATGACCGACTGGGCGATGACGCATGCAATGTCATGGCATTCCAGACTGGATAGCCGTCGACCTCTTGCCTTGTTGAACACGCCAACGAGGAACTTGAAGACATTCTCCAGCGGCACTGGGCCTGAAGCCCGACCGCCAAAGGTCTTCAGTCTGGCACCCGCAGGGCGAATGTTCGACACATCCCAAGTAGGATGGATTCCCTCGTAAAGATAGATCATCATTGCCTTCAGGGCATCGCACCAGCCTTCACGGCTGTCATCGACGGTGATGGTAATTGACGTATCTCTCTTGATCTGGCTAGGTACCGCAGGTAGCTTCTCTACGCAGCGGCGTTCAACGCTGTAGCCTACACCAGTGCCGCACATGAGGATGTACATCGTCTCCGCGAAGGCGGTGACGCAATCGAGTTCAAGGTAGGCACAGTTGTAAAGAGCGGTGTGATCCCGATCCAATGCAGGACCTGAGGTCATCAATGCTCTCATGCTAGGGAACACCTCTCGGTCGATGACGGCATCATAGATGTCGGGTCGTGAAGCGAGGGATGGTTCCTTATTTGTCATGTAATCCCACCATCTGTTTACGGTTTCCTGCCATGTTTCTCGACGGCCAGCGGATTCGATCCATCTGGCATATCGGGATACGGCAATGAACTCCTCGAAGGTGGACATCTTTCTCTGTTCCTTAGGCTGATGCGTAAAGGAAGAGAAGATAAAAGTATTTGGATTGTCGACAGTCATAGTCTGAACTGACAGGGATTCAGGATTGTCGAAGGTTGTTGAGTTGATTTCAAATTGATTCATGATTTCCTTTTTGTTGGTTCTCTTCAACGTGACACGCGCTCGGCTCAGCCCCAGTCAATGGGGTCAAACCGACTCACCTGCCACGGAACCTTGTCTTCCCCCGCACGGAGGATACGGACACAGATTCCCATGGCTACAGCATCCTTTAGGGTGTATGCCTTACCATCTTTGTTGGGACGCTTCTCATATAGGGACAACACCAATGCCTCCCAGTTCTGGGGAAGGGTCTCAGACATCAGCTTCTCAGCCTTCTTTGGTCCAAGCTTCCATACCCCAGGAATATTGTCGGTGCTGTCCCCCGTAATCCATTGTCGATAGAAGGCAGCGTCAGCCTCCTCGACAGAGATGTACTTGACTTCGGCCCTAGGATCGTCTGGGTCCACCTGTGGATACCAGCTCCATCCAGGGATCTGCTTGAGATCCTTGTCAATGGTCACTCCGATTGCCTTGCCCTCGGATTGCCAGATGCCAATCAGGTCATCGGCCTCGAGTCTGTCTGACATTAGGCACGAACAGTTTTCCTTCAGCCATGCCAGTGCGTCGGGCAGACTCTCAGGGGAGGGTCGCTCGTTGCGATGTGCCTTGTACTCGGGATAGTAGTCACGTCTGAAGTTGTCATCTCTCCGACAGGAGAGGGCGACAATCACCTTGTCGACACCATCTGGTGTCCATCGCTTCAGGTCATCCTGAAGCCTTGACTCAAGCCACTCTGGTCCCTCACTGTCTGCCCAGAAGGCAGCGCGATAGGCCAGGATATCTCCGTCAATGATCGCTGTCGTTGGTTTGTTCATTGTGCATCCTTGTTAGAAAGTATCGACCACACACCCTGTTCAACCTGTATTCCTCGTTCCAAAGGGTGTGATATCTCTGGTTCCTTGGCACTGGGATCAAGCGTCCACGCTCTGGTCCGTACAGGACCTCGGCAATAACCTCACCACCATCCGACCAGATAACATCCGTTGTCTGCTGCGGCTCTGAACCACTTGGCAAGTTGCACCGTTTCCTTTCTATTCAGGTTATATGTGAATACTACGTCTCTGTACTTCTCTGGATATTCCAGGAAGTCATCAAGACTGTCCGCGATCTTTGCAACCGTGGCGTTGTTGATTGACTCGCGGTACAGGGATTCCCCACTGATCTGCTCAATCAGATGTGAATACACCTTGCCGCGCAGATCGGCCAATCCCCATGCCATGATGCCTCGAGTCAATCCCTCGGTTCCCTCGAACCATTCCTCAGGAGCGGGGACATTCTCCCCGTCCCTGAAGCCTTGCATTGCGGTGGTATCAAGCCCCATCGTCATCCTCCCCGAATAGTCCATTTAGAAATTCATCAACCGTCAACGTCTCGTCCTTGCGGAACTTCCTGCAGGCAACGCAGTCGCAGTCGGTATACACTTCACCGACCGCATCCAACAGCAGTGCGGTTCGTTCATCAAGCTTGGTGATGAAGTCCTGAAGACTTCCACCATTCTTGATAATGAAGTCGAAGTACTGGGCATGATCCTTCATGTCGGTATCCAGTTTGTTCGACAGTTCCTCGGATTCATGCTTGCGCCATTCGGCATCGTTTGCCTCAAGCACTCGCTTGTCTGAGGAGATAAACACGATCTTTGCACCGAGTCTCTTGGCGAGATTCAATTCATTCAGGTACCTGCAGTCATCAACGATGACCACACGTTCCTTCCAGAGCTTTGCAGGATCGTTCATCAGCTGCTCATCCTTCATTGCATAGGTTCTCCACTCTTCCTCGAACATCTTGATCCAATAGTCTGGATCCTCGGTTCGCTTGGACTCACCCATTGTCTGGCAGTATGCCCTGTATTCCTCTGGATTCTTTTCCTTGGTGAACCCCGCAGCAGCAGCGGCATCCTTGATCGCCTTGGCGAATGGCAGGATGACTGGCTTGCAGTCAAAGTGCTTCTTCGCCTGCGCCATGATGTGTTCTGCCGCAGTTGTCTTTCCCACCCTGGCCTTACCGACCAGTACGATTGTTATCATAGATCCTCCATAGGGTGGCTGGATGCCATGCATCAGACAACCCGAACAGATTGCACACGAATGAGGAACATGCCCTTGGCCGTGTCAGTCCAAGAAAACGTCCGATGAAGTGGTGGAAGATCAAATCCCAAGGACGCGCATCGGTATGCGTCTTGGCTTCCCTTACTACCTGCTCAAGATCCAGCTCGAACTCCCCAACTGGTACCTTTGATATCAGCCTTACTCCAAGTGCCTCAAGGGTTTTTGGTGAGTGCACCTTGGCAACACCCTTCAGCCGTCCATTCACACGGGTGGCCGCACAGATGGTGATGCACATGTCACCCTGGGTATGGGTCTCAATAATCGGACCCACATGGGTGACATTGCTGAACCCAGTGCATTTCAGTAGGGTTCCAATGATCCTTCCCTGGATTGGAGAGAAGTCGTAGAACCCCACATAGCAATTGTACTTAGTGAGTCTCCGACCAGTTTCGACCGATCTTGTACTCAGCGTTGATTGGCATTCTGATCCCAAGTCTGTTACCTGCCTCGATTGCCGCATCGGTTATGATCTTACCCGCTGCGTCGGCAATGTTCGCAGGACAGGAGAATTGAAGTTCGTCATGGACATAGGCCACTTGCTTCACTTGTTCACCAAATGCCTTGCGCAACCTGTAGTTGGCAAGGAACATCCAGTACTTGGATACCACTGCACCGCTTCCCTGAAGCAGAGTGTTCAGTGCGGCATGCTTGCTGCGAATGGGAACCTTGCGGCCATCTACCAGTGTCAGTGAGTTCTCACTCATGACGCAGAACTCAACCCAGTCCTTCACCTTTGCAAGTGCTGGTAGCTCCTTGAGGAACCTTGACTTGAGTGCGGCACCGTGCTTGGCGGAACCATCAACGAT